CCCCCTCGCCGAGTGAGGAGCTCCCACCCGGTCCCCGGGCCGTCCGCCCCCCCCTCCCCCGGTCCCCCGCCCCCCGCCACAAAGTACATGGGAACGATCATCGCTTCGGCCATTCCACCACTCGCGCCCCTTCCCATGAACTCGCCAAAGGGTGGAACACCCGTCCAGAACCAGGCCGTCCTCGCGGCACCAGTGACCATCACGGGATTCGTCCCGCAGCCCTTGAACCTCTCGCCGCCCCAGATCCTCACCTTGCCGCCCCTTGACGACGACAACTTTCCTAGATTTCCCGTGGATCTCCGTGACCTCGATGCAGACCCGCCCGGTCACACCCTCGTCAACGACGATAAACTCACGGAAAAGAGCCGACTCGGGTTCAGTGCGGGTGGCGTTCTGGCCCTTGACGCCATCGGCCCTCAAGAGCAGTTTATAGCAGGTCAGACCAACTTCAACGAGGGCGAGTGGGACCCGACCTACAAGCAGTATTCACTGTCGGTCGTGTATCAGCAGCGGATCCCCGTGCCCGGCACGACCTTCATCCGGCGCACGGAGCCGGGCGTGGCGGTGGTCGAACTCAGACCAACTGAGCTTGGAGATCTCTTTTCGAACATGCACCTTCAGGTGACCCTGCCGGCCCTGAGCACCGGCAACGCCTACACCAATCAGATAGGCCGGGCCCTCATAGAAAAGGTGGAGTTCATCGTGAATGAGACGGTCATAGAGACCATCTATGACGACTGGCTCGTGATCAAAGATCAGACGTTCCTCGACTATGACGAGCAGGTTGGCATGTTCAATATGATTAACGGTGGCCAAGCGAACCAGAACCTGACGCCCTCGACCCCTCTCAACCTCCTGATCCCCCTCGAATTCTTCTTTTGTCGGCGGCACAGCCACGAGAACAAGGCGCGTGAGCGCCTGCGCCGGCCCTACTTCCCCGTGTGCGCCATGTGGGCCCAAAAGATTTACATCCGTTTTACTTTCCGGCCGCAGACGTGGTTCACCAACTTCCCGGGGACCATCGACCTCATCAACCCGTACATCGTCCTCGAGTCGGTGCGCATCACGGACGCGGAGCGCCTGTACTACCGCAACCAGCCCCTGCGTTACATCGTCCCGACCATAAAGAAAGAATCCACGGCCGAGTACAACCAGGGCTCCGTGACGGCCACGCTCACCGCCAATTTTCCGGTACAGCTCTTGGCCTGGTTCATCCGCAACAAGAATTATGAAGGGATCCAAAACTCAAACTTTTATGACGTTCGGTATCTGTACGGCTACGCGTCACAGTACATCACGGCAGCCGTGCCCCTGACGTTCCCGACAGGTCAGGCTCAGTACATCGACTCTATCGAGACCGTGAAGATTACCATGAATAACGTGGACATCCTGGACACGTTCGCCAACGGCACCTATTGCTCGTTCAAGCAGCCCATGGAGCACGGCCTGTCCGTACCTCAAAAGAACATCTATCTGTATTCATTCGGTCTGAATGTGACTGAATACAACCAGGGAGGGTACATTGATTTTTCAAAATTGAATTCTCAAACGTCAAACTTGACGCTCAAGTTCTTGCCCGAGCTCGCGGCGACCATCACACAGTACTCACTGTACCTGTTTTACTATGGGTATTCAGTTCTGGAGTTTCAGGGTGGCTTTGCTCGCATGGCTTATTTGTAGTCATGTAGTCTATGATGCCGTTGGTCAAGCACCACTTGATGAAGTTGAGCTGGGCCACGGTCGTCGTCAGCCCCTGAAACTGGATACGCTCGGTCCGACAGAAAGGATCGAACAGTTTCTTGCTGTACCCGTCCAGGCTCGACTTGTAGGCCACGTGGACGGTGAACGCGCGACCGGCCGGAGTCGTGTACGTGACGTGTCTATTCTTGGCGTAATTGGTGATGAACCACTCCAAATTACGCAAAGAAATACCTTGACTCTTGGTCGTGAGGATGTCGTGCAGCCGGCTCGCGTTGACCGGATCGTCGTAGAAACGTCTGAGCGACTCGAGCAGCAAGTCCGACTTGCTCATTACTCTAGAATAAGTCTAAATGTTTAACTGTCTTGACCTTTTCACATGCGGGGCACCCTGCCAAGTACATCGGCGGCAAGGTGTGCGTGTGCTGCGGGCCCTGTGGAGCCTCGGATTCAGCCGGGCGCATCGCAATGACCGGCTTCTGATCCTGGTGCGTCTTGCAGTACCCGTCTATGCGCGCGTGGCGCGTGCACCGTGTGCCCTTGCCCACGAGCCCAAGGCACTGGTCCGTCTTGACCTCTAGGCACGCTACATCCTTCATGAGCTTTTCAAAGGGCAACCTGTACGTTTTGGACACGTGCTGCACGACGTTACTCAGCCGCTCGCTCACACGCCTGTTGACTTCGGTCTCTATGACCGCCATGATCTGTTGCTCCATAGGCTCGTCTTGATTACTGAGCGCTCGGCTTCTTAAAATACGCGTCGAGTGTGCGCATCTTGGGATCATATGTGCCCTTTTTGTTTCCGGCCGTCGCAGCCGCGAAGATCGTCCGCTCGGGGTCCGAGCCGACCAGGGGCTCGAGCAAGTCGCACACCGGCTTTTTGAGCTGATTCGTGAAGTAATACTGGTAATCAAGCGGGACCCCCTGTTCCTTGACCCACGTGGGATCCTCGGCCTTTTCAGTGAGCTTGCCGTTCCTGGGCGCCAGCGCCACCACAAACTGCACACGGTCGCCCTGCTGCGGCTCCGAGCCGGGTGAGCGCGCCTTGATCTTGTCACGGACCGCCACGTGCGGCATCGCCACCTTGTAGTCGCTGGCCAGCTGCTTGCTCATCATGAGCTTTTCCAGCGGCACCTTGCCCGCCACGAGGTCGGCCGACGCCTCGCGAGCAAACTGTATGACGGGCCGGGGGTCGTCCGACTCGAGGATCATCCCGAGCAGACTCTTGAGCGTCTCGCGAACGTACGGACAGCTGTCACGCCGGACCACCTGCAGCCCCTTGACGTCAATCTTTTTGAAAACGACCGCATCGCCCTTCTTTTCGTACATCTTGGCCGCGTAGCGCTTTTTCGAGTAGAGAAAGTACGGGCAGTATACCTTCTCAAGCTCCAGATCGTTTGGCGCCTTGAAGAGCTTCGTGCACGCCTCGGCCGCCAACTCACCCTGGGCCCACGAGTACTCGATCGCCTCCTGACCCTTGCGACCCTGCACGTCAAACTCTACCATCACCGAGTCAGTGTCCCCGTACCGCACCTTGGCCCCCGGAAAGTTCGCCTCGACGTAATTCTTCGTCTCTTCGATCATCTGCCGGCCCCGCATGGTCACGGTCGACGCGATCGGGACGCACGGGAGCATACCCTTCGACGCGCCCGTGAACCCGTAAATCGAGTTCATACTGATCTTGTAGGCGAGCTGCTGACCGTTGTAAACAGCCTCCATCGGCGTGCCCTCGGCCGCCGCCATGAGCTTCTTGGCCTTTTTGCGGTAAGCCTTGAGGTCCGTCAGAATCGTAGGCAGGAGCGACGTGACGCCCTGTGCAAACTTGTGCGGGCCGAAAGTCTCGTACTCGACGCCCGGCAAGTTGTCGTATTTGGGGTCCATGACCAGCGTCGAGTAGCACAGGTTGTGAGCGACCATGATGCTCGGGTACAGGCTCGCAAAGTCGAGGGCCGTGATGGGTCCGTAGTACGCGCCCGACTGCGCGTCGAGCACAGTCGCGCCTTCGTACTTGTCGTCGGCGCCAGGTCCCTGCCGTCTGAAGGTTGGTATCAAGAACCCGAGCTGACGCGCCTTGTAGGCCATCTGGCTGAAAACCTTGATCTGCTGACCGCGCTCGCTCAGAAAGGCCAACGGGACCCAGCACGCCTTGGCCATCTCCACGAGGTTCTGAATCTGGCACACTTTGGCCATGATGGCGTGTGGCAGCTCCGTGTCCTTCAGACAGTACTGCGCGACCTCACCGAGACGGACCGGGTCGCCCTCTGCAAAACGCGAGAAAATCTCCTTGACTGGCATATCATTCTTCTGGTCCTTCAAAAAGTGCTTGGACACGTTATTCAGGGAATAAGACTCTAGTTTGTGCTCGCGCTTAATGTCCTGGAAGAGGTCGAATACGTACCGGCCAACCATAGGCACCATCTTCAGCTCGTTGTTTCCGAGGGCGCTGCTCGATAGATTCTTGACCACGAGCTCAGACGGCACGTCTGTTCGGCGCCCCCAGAGCGTCTCGACTCCGCACCGCATCGCGCGCTTGTACATGTACTCGAGATCAAAGCCGAAGATGTTCCAGCCCGTGATGATGTCCGGGTCCGCGGCCGCCAGATACTCGCCAAAGCGCTCGAGCAGCTCCCTCTCCGTCCCAAAGCTCTCACAGTCGGCCCCGTCCGTCTGTTTCAGGCACAGGCACTTGCGTTCGAGCGGGGCCGTCGAGCCGAACGCACCCGTGGTCATGCCAATCTGAAACACGACGTCACTGGCGTTGGTCGGGTTTGGAAAGGCTCCGGTACTCGAGTAACACTCGATATCAAAGGACATGATCTTCAAGGGGGCGATCTCGTCCTTGTCTGTTCTGGGCACGAATTTTTCAGTCTGGATATTCAGATCGCAGCGGGTGTCCACATCCTCGGCCTCGTGCTCAACCTCTATCCAGCCGGTGCTCGTGCAGCCCGACACGTGCATGAAGCGGAGGACCGGATCGATGTTCGCCTCGTAGACGCGCCAGTGATCGCGCTCGAGGGCCCACGCAGCGCTACGGAGCGCCTTGTGCGTCTTGAACGTCAACTTGTAGAATCGAGATCGCTCGCCATTTTGAAACCCCCAAAGATCCTTGGCCAGGACCGTCTCGATGCGTGCGTGACGCACCTCGGGTGTCCGGTAGCCAGTCTTGGCAAAAAAGTACGGCTCGAAGAATGTGGACGCGGCGACGGATCTCCCGTCGGCCGTGCGTCCATAGGCCCTCACGACGTACTTGTCGTCTTCAGTATCGTGGCCCTCCCAGGCAACAGCCTGGAAGACCACCTTTTGCATCTATTTATAGAGAGTCTTGAAACTATAAGCCAGGACCAAAATAACTATGGTCCATCCGACCACGTGGTCGACCCGGGACATCGTCCCTATTTGACTCTCGGACATTTTGTTATATTCAGCCTGATACTGCGGGGGCTTGAAGGGCAACCACATGTACCGACCAAACGGGACGATGGTCGGCCCGAGCTTATTCCGGCACTCGTACATATAGTCGTACCAGGCCATCGCAATGTAGGGAAACCAAAGCAAAAAGAAAAGAACAAAATAATTCTTGTGGGGGAGGAGCCAATAGCCACCCGCGAGCATAGCCGTGAAAATCACGCACTTGATGTTAAACTTGAAGGGAGCCCCTGGAAAGATGCCACCCGCCATACTGATACTGATGAAAATTTAGTGGTAGACGCCCGCGTGCATCTTGGACGGGTCGGGCTGGTTGAACAGCTCGGCACCGGTCAGCTTGGACTCGAACTCCTCAGCCTTCTCGTCCTCGGCGAAGCGGCTGGAGCCGATCGGCACGTAGCGCCAGATCAGCGTGCTCAGCACCATAAAGACCACGGCGTGCACGGCCAGGCCGCCCACCTTGGGCAGGCCCTCGGCCGTGGCGATCCAGCCGCCCAGGACGCGGCGGACCGCCTGGAAGGCCACGGGGGCCGCCAGCAGCATGAAGAGCAGAGCCATCAGAATCTTCTTCGGGCAGATGAACATTTATATTAGGCCATGATTTTTTTTCAGTTGATACCCGTCGACCCGAAGCCTGAGGCACCGCGCTCCGTGACGAGCCCCGTACACTCGCCTGGAATCTCGTTAACCTCAGGGGTCAGGCAGTTTTCCAGAATTAGCTGGGCGATCCGATAGCCCGGTCGAATTACAAACGGCTGGGTCGGGTCCAGGTTCTGGAGGACCACCTTGACCTCGCCCGTATAGTCCGGGTCTACGACACCTGCGAGGGTATCGAGCCCGTGCTTCACGGCCAGTCCAGAACGAGGTGCAATACGTCCGTAACACCCGTAGGGCAGTTTGATGGAGATGCCGGTCGAGACGACGACGCGGCGGCCCGGAAGTACAACGTAGTTGTCAATGCTGAAGAGATCGTAACCAGCGGCACCAGGTGTGGCGCGCGCAGGCAGAGTTGCATGAGGAACCAGCTTGGTGACATTGAGTGCCATCTGATTTGGAAGCGCGTCGTATCTTTATAGAGACTCGGGCCTCCTTAGTACTAAATGGCGGGCTTCCAGACCAAGACCTTCACAAAGCACGATGACTACATGACACCAAAGTCAGCCTGGGAGGCCATCAAGTCCTACGTACCCAAAGGCAAGGTGATCTGGGAGCCCTTCTATGGCGACGGGCGTTCCGGTCAGATGCTGCGTGAGATTGGGTTCGAGGTTATTCACGAAGATGAAGATTTTTTTGAAAATAACAAGGGTGACATTGTCGTGTCGAACCCGCCGTTCACGCTCGTGCCACGGGTCCTCGAGCGCCTCGTCGAACTTGGCAAGCCGTTTATTCTGATTATGCCGTCTCCTAAAATTTGTACGCAGTACATGCGTAAGCTGTTTGCAAAGACCGAGGACCCTATCCAGATTATGATCCCTCGGAAGCGTATCCAGTTTGTCAAGCTGGTCAACGGTGCCGTCCCCGAAGATTACGAAAGCAAGTGCAACTTTGACTGTTTTTACTATTGCTGGAAGATGGGCCTGCCCCGTGACATCATCTGGTTAGAGAACTAAGGCCCGTGTTGTTAAATGGCGTTCAAGTCCCTCGTGCTCGACATTGACGGCGTGCTCGTACGTGACCGGCGGCTGCTCGACCACGTCCGTCACAACTGTGTTCGCTACGTGGCCAAGAAGTTGCCCGAGTGCAAGGACCCGGCCTATACCAACAGGCTCTTGTACGCCACGGCCGGTCACACGGCCCGGGGCCTGCAGAACAACTTTGGCATCGACACGAGCGACTTCAACAAGGAGGTGTACGACCGGCCCGTGCGCGACCGACTGTGGGAGGTGCTGAGCGGCACGCAGTTCCAGGAGGAGGCCAAAGAGATTCACGAATTGACGCAGAATGGGTGGCGTGTGACCCTATTCACAAACTCGCCCATCGAGTGGGCGGGTGAGGTGGCCCGGGCCATCGGGGATCAGGTTTACGTGGTCTGTCCGGGGAGTGACGTGGTCACCTCTCCACTCAAGCCCGAGGCCCGGGCGTTCACCGACTTTGCCAAGCACCATACGCACATCTTCGTCGACGACTCGCTCACAAACCTGACGACGGCCCGATGGCTGCCCAACTGGCACCCGGTCCACTTCAACCCGGGGAGCACGGACCGAGTTGACTGGTGCCCGACGGTCGGCTCCATCTGGGAGGTTTGCCTCTTCGCCAACTCGGCCGACTATGAAATTAATAATTGGCAATAAGTAGAGATGGCGACGCGCAAGCTGACCGAGGCCGTCATGCGCGAGAAATTCGTCGAGTACATATTCGAAAAATATCCAAAGGGCACCAAGTTGATCGAGAGCCACGGGGGTCTGTCTCGGCACGTGTCACCCAAATACGCCTATGTTCCAGAAGACACCATCATCATATTTCTTTCAAACTTTGGCCAGTGCATGGCCATAGAGCGTGGGCGCCACTTGGCCAACGAGTACTTTATGAGCCGCAAGGGGCTTTTGCGGTTTTTCAGGGGCGAAGCGGGCTTTGCTCGGGTGCACCATGGTGAGATTGCGTCGCGTACGTTCCTCCCGAACGAAGAATATCCAAATGCGTTGTTGAGTTTTTATGACGCATCCATCCCTGACTATGGCCACGTGTGGAAACTGCCCCTTAAATACAAAAGGGCTGAAACATCTAATGACTTGAAATTGGTGAGACGGGCCGTGACTGGTGAGAACGTGTACACCAACATACCAAGGTCTCAAAATAGCAACATGAATCTACAGGATGTGATTAATAAGCTCGGGCCTGGTGTTTATATAGTAAACGCGTGCTTGGTGCCTGTTAATCAGGGTAATCTCCCACTCGGAAGACTTCCTTTCAATCTGCCCGTGGGTCAACCGGAGCGGCGCGTGGGCGTGGCGCGAACTCGGAACGCTCGTGCGTACGCCAAGACCATCTTCGGGCCCTCACCGCGCCCCCCACGTCCGGGTACCCCAATGTACACGTGGTCTACCCTACGCAGTTTGAGTGCGCGCAGACCCAAGATGACGCACGTGACTGTTCAGGAGATGCTGACGCGTCTGGGGCGCTCGGGAGCCAACATCAATCTCAACAACTGGTTCCCCCGGATGCGTGCGAACGTGAACAAGGAGAAGCTGCGGACCGTTCAGCGCATCCTGCAAAACCCCAAGCCAATGACGAATAGACTCAAAGAAAATGACTTGCAGCGGTGGAACTCCCTCACCTGGAATCAAAAGGGGCCCTTTGTGTCGTCGTGGATCAACAGGACGGGTTGGATTTTCCAGGCCAAGTACAATAACAAAGAATTCTGGATCAACGCCAACACCGGGCGGCAAATAGCACAGCCCAACGTAAATAATCTCAAGGGTGTGAATTGGTCTAACCAGGTTCAGAATGCGTTCTCCAACATGCAGGTCGCTCCGAATGTCCCCATCAATAGGGCCCGGGGCAATATCACGTGGTACGCGTATCGCCCCAAGTAAATTCTCGGTCAAAAGTAGATGGGCTGCTTGTTCCGACCCAGACCCGTTCTCTACGTGGTCCTGCCCTACTTCAACTTTTGCGGGTTCAAGCGCCGACGGGAACTTTTCATCAAGTTTGTAGATTGGCTCAAGTGGAGGTGCGGCATCCGGGTCGTCGTGAGCGAGGCCCTCGGGCCGTGCCCTCTGCCATGCCTGCCAGTCTGGCGCCACCTGAAGTTCCCCACACAGAATCGGGTCTGGCTGAAAGAGAACCTCATCAACGTGGCGATCGGGCAACTGCCCGAGGACTGGCAGTACGTGGCGTGGGTCGACGCCGACCTGACGTTCCTGAACGCCAATTGGGTCGGGGACACGATCAAGGCGCTCGGCAAGGCGGATGTCGTGCAGATGTGGCAGACGGCGGTCAATTTCGGCCCGAATTGTGAGGCTCTAAAAATTGACAAATCTTTCGCTTACATGTACAAGGCGAGTGGGACGCCGTGGGTCCCGAACGACAAGTACGGCCACTGGCACCCCGGCTACGCATGGGCCTGCACGAAGCAGGCCTGGAACCAGATGGACGGGCTCATAGACTGGGCCATCCTCGGGTCGGGCGACCGTCACATGGCCATGGCGTGGGCCGGGCGCGCGCTCTGGAGCGCTCCGGGGAACATCCACCCCAACTACAAGGCTCTGCTCGAAGAGTACCAGAAGATGTGCACGGGTCTGCGCATCTCGTGGGTCCCTGGGACCATCCTGCACCACTGGCACGGCTCGTTCGAGAACCGGCGGTACAAGGAACGTTGGGAAATTCTTATAAAAAATAATTTCGATCCATTCAAGGATGTACGGATGACGACCGACGGCCATGTGGCCCTGACGCGGTCGGGTCTACGTCTCATCCGAGAACTCGACGAGTATTTTATTGGCCGTAGGGAGGACTCGTGAAAAGCACGTTGTGTGAACACGAGGGTCCCGGGACCTTGTGACCCTAGTACCAAACACAAACCATGAACGCCATCCAGCGTGAGTACCTTCGCAACGCCCGCAAGGCTATCCGGATTGCAAGCGACGTCAAGTTTAACGCCGTCGCTTACAATGCGCAAGTCAGTTGGGCCGAAGCCTATTGGCACAACTACCTCAAGTCCGTAGGGACCAAGCAGTTTATGGCCCAGATGAGCCGTCTCAAGGAGCTCCTGGCCAGCAAGGATACTCACGGGGCGCTCCGGTTCCTCGAGGGCGTGGCGTGATTGCGCCCCGCCTTTGCGAGGGCCTTTCTGTGAATAAACTCGTAGTACGCGAGTCTATTCGTATTAAACGCGTTCGAGTGGACGCCCAAATTCTTGGCCCGGCGGACTATGTTGGCCGGTCTGTTTCCTATTTTCCGCGCCATGTAATTTTCAAAATTAGCAAGTCTCTTGAGGTTCATACCGCGCGCCTCCACCTTGGCCGCCGCCACCTCGAGCACAAGCCGCATCGCGTCATGGGCCAGCCGCTCCAAATTCGCATTGGACATTTACTTTCGACGGAGATTATTGTTCGGGTCGGGCCTCTTGGCGTACCACGCCTTGGGGGCCAGCCCCTTCGTCACGAGGACGTACTTGTAGACGCGGGCCACTCCCCACTGGTCGGCCGTCATGCCCGGGCGGGACCCACCCGTCTGCCACGCGCGCCGCCCCCTGTCATAGACCGTGTTCAAGTTCGTCTTGGGTATTCCAGTTTTTTTTGAAATTAAATTTTTTTTAAATTTTAGATCCGGATAGACCTTGTGGAAGAGGCCGGTCCACCGGGAGCGCCGGGGCCTGGCGGCCTTGTTGCTCGGGCCCAACTTGAAAAGGCCCGTTTTTCTTCTCTTTATCAGCTCCTTCTCACGCAACTTTTTCATGGACTTGCTAAGTCCTGCAAAGTATCTGGTCGGCCACTTGATCATTAAACCCGGCCGAGATTATTCTCCCATGCATCGAGGGCCGGGTCGAACGTCGCGCCCCACGAGAAGGCGTCCGACTTTTGGCGCCGGATGAATCTCATGGCGTGATCTTTGGACATGTGCGCGTACCGCATGAGGTACGCGGCGACCACGGCCGCGCTACGCTGCTGACCTGCCCAGCAGTGCACGATGACCTCGTCCCCCTCTCGGAGCTTGCGGCGGATGAGGGCCGTCGCGCGCGGGAAGAACCCGAGCATCCGTTCATTCTCTTCGGGCGCGTCGTCGATGGCCAAACGGACCCCAGTGGGGCTGAGCATCGGCAAATCCCGTGAACAATTCACGATGAAGTAGTCTTGGGCCTCGGAGCCGCGCCGGGACACGTTCGCGAAAGACGCCAAGTACAGACCAGGGATGATCTCGTACATATGATTTACCCAAGAGGTTAATGTCTAAGCTAAAGGGACGCGACGAACTCTACTCAATGGGCTGGGGCGTGTGCTTCGCACTTGACGCCAACGGCTACGTGTACTGTGCAGATGGGTGCAAGTGGCGCGCTCGCAAGGGCGACTATGATGATTATCCACCGTGGCCCTCGGCGCGTCAGGCGGTCCTCGACTATTTCGAGGGTGAGGCGCACCGCGAGCTCGACATGGTCCGCGACGAGTTCCCGGGCACGGCCGCCGGTCTCCACGCGGCGTGTGACGAGCACATCGGTGCGGCACTTCGCCAGTACGGACGTCTGAGCGACGATGAGAAGCGCGAGGCCCACGAGGATTCCATGGCCGAGTTCGAGGAAGACCTGCGGAGCTTCAAGGAATCTGAAGAGTACCACTCATTCACGTACAAGGTGTGGAAAGAAAAATGGACCGAGTATAAGAAGAACCCACCCAAGGTCAAGACGGCCAAGACACGTGCCGACGAGCTCCGCCAGCTCATCGAGCCTCTGCGCATCGAGCTCAATATGGAGGAGGCGGCCGAGGAGTACGACCGCGCACGTCGGGACATCGCGCGCGTGACCCGAATGCTCAATCTTGAAAAGAAATTCCACGTCTAAGTTAATGAAAATCAAGAGGGGGACGAGCACCAAGCCAGCCCTTCGCCAAGAGCGCGAGAACGCCGCGTTCAACATGGTCAGGGGGATCCTACAAAACAACCGCCAAAACTTTGACGTCTACTTGCGGAAGCGCATTAGAAACTACGTCCTCAAAAACAATGGAGTTTTTAAAGGGTTTGCATTTCTCGAGAAGCACAAGACGGACCCGAGCGCTATAGTGCTCACTTTGATCGCCACGACCTCCGAGCCCGGCAAGGGTTACGGTCGGGCCCTTATGGATCGCATACTGGCTGACGTCCGCCGCAAGGGGTTCAAGCGGCTCGTGATCCACGACCCCTTGACCGGTGTGAGAAAATTTTACGAAAAATTCAATGCCAAAGTTGCTCCCAAGGCGAATAGCTTCAACACGACCCTCATGGAGGTGAACTTGGCCCGGGGCAACTCGGCTGGTGAGGTGACTAGTAAACGAATATCACCTTCTCGCCTTTCTCCAAGAGCGTCTTCATCTTCGCCACGAGCTTCCCCGCGGCCGTCTCCGAACCGCAAAACGCCCCGCCGCCAAACTCCTCCTCGAAATTAGCCACGTCCTCTTTGGTCAGGACCATAGTCTTGTTGCGCCACGAGACCATCTGGCTCGGCATGACGCCCATGTCTAGGGCCGCATCGTAAGCCTTGTTAAAGTCGGCCCGTGTAGGGAAGGCCTTGTCCTGATAAAGCCGGTTGATCCAGCTCAGGACATCGGGATCACTGAATTCGCCAAGCTTGTTGTGCCACGTGGGCTTGGCGAATTCAAGGAACTTGCGCTTAGGCGCGTACTTGATGGGCACGGAAGTGAAGGTTGCGCAGGCCATGTTTGTGTTTGGTGGACCTGTTGAAAGACCCGTGGGCCTCCTGCACACAGAACTTCCTTTTCACTTCTTCCACGGCGCGCAGCTGGCCCTCATGGTGAAACCCTTGATGGGTCCCAAGAGACACGCGAGCTTCGAGAACTTTCTAGGAAGGCTGAAAACCTTTTTGTTCGAGACCCTGACGCACTTTTTGTTTTTAGGGCCCGCCTTCCGGCAACTCTTCATATAAAAGTATCAAACGTTTTTAAACTAATATGGAGGGTTGGATCGCACTTACGCGCTCTGCGACGCTCGGCAAGCAGCCGCGCAAGGTGACCCTCTCGGGTCGCAACTACGTCGTGTGGCGCAACCACAACCACGAGGTCCAGATCACGTCGGACGCGTGCCGTCACCGGGGCGCGTCACTCACAGGCGGCCGGGTGCTTGAGAACGGTTCAGTCGAGTGCCCATATCACGGATGGCAATACACCGAGAAGAAACTGTGCAAGCCCTGGGGCAGCGACTGTGCCGAGCTCCTTCAGATTGACTTTGACAAGAAAGATCAGGATGGGCTCTTGTGGGTCCGGCCGAAGGGCCTCGACGGGCCGGACCCGCCCGAGGTGCCACACGTCACTGATCCCGAGTTCGACACCATGTGGTTCGAGACGACCATCAAGCAGTCGGCCCAGATGATCATAGAGAATGGGATCGACCCGTGTCACGCCTCGTGGGTCCACGCAAACCCGCTTGGTTTCGGGACGGCCGGTGAGAAACCAACAAACGTCGTCCACCGGGGCCACACGATCGAGTTCGACTACGTGCCGAACCGCGAAGCCCTCTCGACCAAGCTGTTCGGGCTGAGCACGACCCACAACTTCCACGCGTTTGTCCTCCCGTACACGACCTGGAGTGACGTGGAGGTCCATGGAGACCTGGTGCTCATGACGTACGTGACCCTGTGCCCCCTCGATGAGTTCACGACCAAGATGTTTGTGGGTTTCAGCCAAAACTTTGGGGTCCCGTCGGCCCTCTTCGTCCTCATGGGCAAGGCGATCGTCGAGCAGGACCGTGTGATTCTTGAAAATTTAGATTCGAGCTTTCGGTTCAAGGGGATGAACGGAGAGCACGATGAACTGGTCATCGCGTATCGTGACGCTTTACATAATAGTATTTTCAAGTAGACTGCCGAGCCATTTGACGGATGACGTTCATGGCCTGATTTTCGGGCATTTGTGACAGGGCATTCTTCTGCGCATTCGTCAGCTTCAAATTGATCTTCTCGAGAGTATTATGAATACTAACTTTACCGTTAGCGTTTCGGCTCCACGTGACGCGTGTGTTGTTAGCGGCGCCCGGTGAACGGCGAGCCCCACCCATGATGCCGAGGTTTGCCTGACGCGCCAGGGTTGCCGATGACCTCGGGCTCGGACCTCGAGCACGTGATGGGCTCGGCGTTTTGCGTCGCTGGCGAGGAGGACTCGGGCTTGAAGCCCATGGGTCTCGACTGAACTTGGCGAAATTCGCCATGGCGAGTTTCTTCGCCCCCTCGAGACCTCGACGCCATATCTCGTTTGACACTCGGGGGTTCTTTTTCAAGACATTTGCAATGACATTTTGACTCATGAGATGGTAGTTAACGGTAGTTCCATTCACACCAATCTTCTCTTCAAGTCTAGCGAGAAGCTCGCGTGCATCGCGCCACTGACGAGCCGTCACACGGTATTTTTTATTCTCTTCTTGAGTGCGCCGGGACCAAGGGATGGCCCCAGCCCTCCCGAATGCGCGCTCTTTTTTATTGACATTATTTGCAGCCGCTAATAGAGCACGTTTTTGTACGAGCGTCAGTGGTGGCATAATTTAGGCTGAGATTATTACCGGCTGACCAGCAAATTGGAATTGTAATTTAAAAGTGGGCTTGTCGAAGTACATGAAATCGTCAAGTCCACGCCACACGCCCCTATGTTTTCCCGGCGGCACCTGGCTCCATACAGGGCCCCATTCGTTATCATTCACGGGTGCGATATTTTCATAAACCTCCCACGTGTACACGTCGTACGACTCGTCAAAGTTGATGTACAGAAGCTTCTTGAGCGCGGGAAAGTATCTGAAGGTCGTGGGGGCGATGGGCCACGGGACGAAGTCGGACTTCGGGAGCTTCCCGGGCGGGACGCCAAGTGCTCGGCGCGTGTCGATGTCGGCAAAGCGCGCCACGCGTTCAACGAGAAACTGAACGTGTGAGTGGTTCGCGGACATCTACAGTACACCCCTTGGGTACAAAGTCGTACTGCTTTTTAAGAGCATCTATATTCTCCGTGTACTGTTTAGACATTGCGAACCAGACGGCCTCTTGGCACGGTTTGTGATCCGTCGCGCCGCTCACCGGCTGGTTGCAATAAACACAAAGCATTACTTACAAAGCGATGCGTTTTTTTAAATATCAAATGAGTCAAGGAGCTCATCGACCGGTGACTTTTTCGAGAGGCCGTCCGGGCCCATGACCTCCTCGAACCACTTGCCCTGCGGGCCGCAGCGCGTCTTGTCGAGGCGGACCGCCTTGGCGTAGTCGTGATAGACCTTCCCGTGACCTATGGCTACAACGGAACGGCCGCACGTCTTGTCACCGTGGTTGTAGTACAGACAGATCTTGCAGAGGGCTGAGAGGCTCATTTACTCTTCACACGTCCCGAGTCTCTAAGACCATGGACTCCGGTCTATAGGGCCGGGCATCTTGCGGACGACGTGTTCAAGGTTCTTGATGTCCGTATATAGCCAACTTGGAGCCGTAAAAGGCGCTGATAATATATACATAAACGTGGTTCCTAAACGATCCGTAATGTATTCCTCCTTTTTAAGAGGAGGGGAGTAAGCGGCGGTTCTCAGCGTTACATACGTATACACACCCACGGCGTATTTTACAAAAATAGTTTGCATTACCTTTCAAGCACCCGTCGTCTCTAACGAAAGTTTTAAAGATTCAACAGTTTAAACATAAATGGAGGAGGACTTTATTCAGCTAAGTTGTTTCATAAACGCGTGGGACGCGTATAACGAGGATTATCGTGAGCAGTCTCGCGCCCAGTTCCGTCAGTTTCTACTAGACGTGGCTGACAAAGGCCCCGACCACCTCATCGGTGTTTTCAAGATGTACATAAAAACGCACCAAATCGAGGACGTGTTCGAGCCCTAACGAATCCAGGCCGTCCCGGACGGGACCCACGGCCCGTCATCCGTCCGGCGCCACCTCGGATCCTTGGCGAAGATCCCGTTCGACTCGGCGTTCGCGTCGACCCATATAGGCTCCTTGACTTTTGCAAGGACCTTATTCACGAGTTGGGTCCCGAGGCCCCTGCGTTTCTCCGCGACGCACAGATCCCCTAGGATCCACCGGTCGCCCCACTTCTGAAGGGTGCACAAGGCCATGACTTTTGGACCCTCCCGAATCGTATACAACCTGTCGAAACACTTGGGGTTCCACAGGCTCTCACCGGGCCCAAAGTTCAGGGCCACGAGCTCATCCACCGTCTCTGTACAGCTCGAGCGGCTCCCACGTGAAGACGTTGGGCATTCCTGCGCAGATACTGACAGCCTCCTCGCGCGTCTCGACGTAGACGAAGTTGCAATCTGTTTTGACGTCACGGATGACATAGATGGTCATTTACAGTTTAGGCACGGGTTTCTCTAGGCCAAAGATGGTCCGAATCTCGTCGGCCCGCATGCCCCTGATGGCCTCGGCGACCCGACGGGCGCACTCGTCCAGTAGGGCCTCGTGACCCAAGAAATCAAGCGCGTTCATGAGGGGGAAGATCTCACGCGGGTCCTCAAAGTCGGGGACCGTGCCTTTTAGAATTATTTCTAAAAGCTCGGCGTCCACATTCGGTAGCGGCACCGAGCCGCCCACATCCTCCGCAAACATCTTGAGTGTCGAGCACGCCTCAACAAAGGCCTGGTCGACGCTGAACTCGCGTCCGTCGTTGGTGACGATGGTTGTCATTGGCATCTTAGGGGGTCTTGACCTTAACAGGGAACCACCAGTCTATGATTTCGGCCAGTCGGATCACCGCATAGATGAGCATGCACCCGACCCGTCCAGACATGGGCTCGTGCCAGTCGAATATGGCCGCGTACGAGAGCGCCTTCAGGTTTGTTGTGTGTGCGTTGAACGCCATTAGTTAAAAGTTGCGCGCCCCGTTTAACTAATGGCGACCATTACTATCAAGATCGACTCTGAAGAGCTCGCCCGTGAGGTCCTCACCCAGCTTGGGTACCTCCCGGGAGACGATGACATTCCTGACCTGATTTCTGTAGAGGAGCCCGAGCCCGTGGCCGAAGAGGTCCCCCCCACTGGCAAGACGCACGTGGCGGCCATCCATGAGCGTATGTTGGGGTTGGATCTCCCTGCGGCGACTCGTAAAATGCCCGAAACACCGAAACAGAATGCCTTCTGCATGACCGAGGACCCCAAGGAGGACGTGGAGCCCGTCGATAATGAGATGGGCGCCCCACTCACCGACGATATGGCAAAGGAAAGCGACGAGCTCTACAAGCAAAGTCTCGAGGTCAGCAAATCCATTCCGAGTGCCGAGGAGCGGCTGAAGTCGACGGCCGATCAACTCATGGGGGACGAGCTCCTGAATTACCTGGACGCCATGTGCGATCACGAAAACAAGAAGATGCGTGAGGCTGCCAAGGCTATGGTCCGCAAGGAGTTTGCTGGGAAGACCCTCACGATGTGGCCTAATCTCCAGAAGGTTCTCGCCGGTGACGCTTAAACGCGGCACACCCTTTCCTTCTAATATGGAAATCATCCTAGTTGGGGTCGTCGCGGTCGCCGCGGCCACGACCGGCGCCGTGGGCTACTGGATCCACCTCTGCTTCGCCCCCCGGGAACCAGTGGGCTACGATCCAAAATGGAATAGAACTTAAGAGTTGACGGTCCTTGTAGACCATGGAGAACCTCGTCGAACGCGTGGCACGTCACATGGATATTGATACGAGGTGGGCTTTCAACGTCACACCCCGAAAGCTCATGATCCCGCCATTGAACATACACACGCCTAAACAAGTCGGAAATGCGACTCTGGTTAAACTTGCAGGCGGTGTGGAAATTATATATAACAACGACTCTTATCTATTTTCCCCACGTCGAGACCGAATCACGTTCACGCATCAGAGGTTTTAAAGTTAAGAAACACATTACATGAACATGTATGGAGAACCTCATCGAACGCATAGCACGTCACGCAGACATAGATGCGAGACGAGCTATGGGTTTTGGTCCTCGTAGACTTGACCTCCCAGGTCTCGATCTTCCATTTCTAATAGAAGAATATAACGAGTATCATCGGGAGGGCCGTGCAAGGTTCATCAAGGGGCTTCGAAATGCACAATTGTACTTGTGCCCGGATATTGATGAAATTGAGTGGGTGTTCGGTACGGATGATTTCAAGACGAGCCGAAGCTATTCTTTTAGGCGAGGCGATGGACGTGTGAGTATTTACGCGTTGCTCATAATGAAACACTCACGCCACCCAGACTTGAACGAGGACGGGTCTTTTAAACGGGTGTGAGTTTGAATATGTCGTGTTCATTTAACTATTTTTCCATGTACGGGCAATTGTCCGGGCCGCTCGGTTTTTGCGCATATTATTCGCTTTATTTGTGATGTTCGTAGGAACGTTGAAAACTACTGTACGGAAGTTCCTCGTGTTGATTTTTGAACGCGTCATCGGATCTGTACCCTTGTCATTGAACCATCTATGAAATGAGGGTGCATTATAATAGAATTTTCCAGATGGAAGTGTGACTTCTACATAAGGAATTCCAGATTTGAATCTGTTTCCAGTAAATATATTTTTGTTATTACGTATTTTATTTGGAAATTGTATGACCTTGCGAGCGTTCCTGATCTTCTTGAACCATTCGGAACGCCGAACATGGCTGGATATTTTACGCGACGCGAGTTCTTCACGTAGAGCCTTGATGTAAGTGCGCATAGTTGAAAATGCCGCTCCGTGTTTTGATGTTAATTTGGAATTGATATTGTTAATTTCTTTTATATGGTTGGCAAGCCTTTTCTCGACGTTTATGGCGGCCTGTATATTACCGCGGTTTTCAGCCCCTTTGGAAATATTCTGAAGTTTTCGCAAGCTGTTGTATAAATGTTCTATACGAATGATCGCCCTTCTGTTTTCTGGGCTAAAAACGGGACTATTCATTTATATCTTCACGGATTTTTATCCTCGACTGGTGTTTGATCGCTGAGGATAGGTCATTTAAACGGACGAAGCCGTCCCCTTGACGGGCATACAGCACACCTTCGCGTCGATGGTCTCGATGTACTTGAGCAGCTCCCACGGCACGTCCTTGGCGTTCTCATGAGTGCTGTCCATTTCAGACTGGATTTCAACCAGCGTCTTTTTCTTCATCTCGTCCGACACCTCGACGATCTTGCTCACCATGGCGAGCTCCAAGTTTTCAATCTTGCGAATAATCTTTGCAAAACTCTTTGCCGTCATGCGTGCGTTTTCAGATCTTTCTGAATACGCGCAGTATCGCTGGACGGCAGTGAGAACGGCGGACGAGGCACCCACTATTATACCAGCCGCCCTCGGTGAGTCGATGCTGGCTATGACACCGGTTGCACTCGTGATAATCAAGAGTGGAAACGTAATCATGTTGTGCCTATTCTTGAGATGGACCGCGTGGATATCATAGGCGTCCCTGGATTTCTTACAAATGACTTTAAAGTATCCAAGGTGGCCTTTCAGCTTGTCAGCATCGAAAGACATTTTCTTATTCCTTTTCACTTTCAGAAACTTTAACTAAGTAGTAGCCTACACCGACGCCCGCCCCCACGAGACCGGTTAGTGCGACCGTCCCGACGGCTATACCGGTCCCTATGAACCGCCACATTTGCATATCTTTAGTTGACGTTGAGGTTGGGCTGATTATAGCCCAGCCCCGGATCGTACTGCGCGCCGTTATTGCGACGCCGACGCTCCTTGTTCACATTGCTCCACCGGTGGGTCGTCTTGATGGGCACGTGCCCACCGTAAAGGTTCGCCACGCGGATGAAGTTTCTACCATTGCGCGGCTTGACGTAGTTTCCAAACTTGGCGTTGGGGTCAGCCACCCACTTGCCGTTTTTCAGCACGACGCGCGTGTAGAACTTTATGGTATTATTATTGGCGTTCGCGCTGCCGACCGGCACGTACCCGATTTTCTGGCCGCCGTGGTTACGCGTGTTGGCGTTTCGTGGTTTCCACGCGTTTGACATTTAATATTATTCAACAAATAAAGTCAGGAGGAGGCGTTCAGCCACACGCCCTTATTGCGGTAGTGCATGAGGATCCTGCGCTGGCCCATGGGCAGGCCTCTCCACACGTTCGCGTAAGCCCTCTTGCGGGCCGTCACGGTCTTGAACTTGGCCAGGTGCGCCTTGGCCTCGGCGAAGGTGAGCGGCTTGGGCGCGGCGAACTTGTTTCGCAATTTTTGCAAAAAATTATTGTAATTCTTGGGATCCCCGATCTTGTAACCCGCATTCAGGAGACCGCGAAGGGTTTTGTCACCGTTCTCGAAGTTCTTTGCAGAGTTCACTATAGAGTTGTAGCTCGCGATGTTTAGGACCAGCTGCGGCTTGGGGGGCGAAGGGATCTTCGGCTTGGGGGGTGACGCGATCTTGGGATTGGAGCGTGATCCGAACTTTTCACGCAATTTCTGCGAGTAATAATTCTTGTGCTTCACGACGTTGATGCTCTTGTTGAGGGTCACCTTGTCAAGAGCCTGCAGGCGCGTCCCAGCCTTGGCTATGATGTTGTTGATTTTGTTCAGAGTCGGTGAACGAACTTTAGGAGGGGACGCCGGCATGTGGAACTTTTCCCTCAACTTTCTAAAAAATTCGTTATAATTATTTTTCGACTTGATGATGAACTTCGCCTTGAGCAAGTCGTTCATGGCCTGCTTGCCATCGTCGTAATTGTTGGCATCGGCGAGCACCTGGTCAAACAACTCCTTGTTGATGTACTGTGGGAACTTGGCGTTCACCTTTTCACTAAAAATCTCTGAATTTCCGGGTTTGATTTTTAGGCCCGCCTTGAGCTGAGTCGCCAATTTCTTGTAGGCCTGCATCCTGTTTTTGGACATTATGACCATCCACTTGACGTTGATC